AGAAAGTCTTGGCAGAACCCGAACATCTAGTCCAGCTTCTCTCAACACTTCCAATCTGCTCTTGCCTGTGCCTAGTTCTCTTACTTCTACATCGTGTGGTAAAAGTTGCTCTGCTTTCTCCCACTTGTTATCTTTTAGCCAGTTGACATACCAGTCTAGTCCTTGACCATGATTCTCTACATAGTCTAGTAGTCTTACTTCTTGTCCTGTTGCTTGTGCCACCCACAACGCTGTGCTATCACCCATGCCCAAATCCCAAGCCACATAAGTTCTACAGAGATCATCTCGATCTATATTGCACATCCTACCTTTTTCTTCTGCCTCGTTGAGAAGTTTTCCGTAATAGCTTCCCTCCACAGCAGCCGAAAATGAACACTCGAACTCTTGATTGTACTTATCGTCTCCCATTTCTTTTCTGGCAGACCATAACTCTTGTTCATCTATTAGCTTTGTTTCGCTTGCCTTAAACTGTAGTGCTGCCCATCCTTCTTCTTTTCCTGCTCTGTCAAACAAATCCTTGAAATGGTTATTGCCCTTGGGTGTGCCAATAAACAAACACGACCCTTTTCTGTCTGCAAGAGCCGGTCTAATGATCTCGTTCCATATTTTAGGATTCTGATCGCCAATTTCGTCTAGCACTACAGCATCAAAATATTGCCCACGCAAAGAGTCTGGGTTATCTGATCCGTATAACTGTATTCGTCTGCCAAAGAAGTCTACTCTTAACTCCGCTATATTGGCTACTGCTTCTAGTGGTCTTACAAACTCTGTAAGGTAATCCCAAGCTACCCTTTTAGCCTGGCTATATGTTGGCGCGATATACGCATACCTAGGGTTAGGCTTGTCGTTCTTCATAGCACTCTTAATAAGCTGATTGAGTGCTGCTACTGTCTTACCCATCCTACGATGTGCCACACCAACTACAAACCGATTGCTGTCTAGTGCCTCATGGATTCGTAACTGAGGTTCTCTTGGCTTGTAAGGTATGGTTACTACTCTAACCACTTGACACCAACTTCACCAGAGTGTTCTATAGCGTTTGTTTCTTTCCAATTAGCTCTAGTCTTTAACCAGAAGATAGCTGCTGCTGTATTGCCGTTCTTAGCCTGCTGGAATAAAGTTTGACCAATAGAGGCATTAGCATCTATGCGACCATCTTCTAAATCCTTCTTATAATGTTTTACTAGCGTATCGTCTGATATGTCTAGCTTGCCAGCAATATCTACATACTTAATCCCTACAGCACTAAGGCTTCGGACTAACTTTCTAGTTTCTTCGGTAGGGATATGTTCTACACCTTGCATATCATTCCTTTTCTAACTCCGAAAGCACGGCTTGTTTGCCTGTAAAATCTTCCCAACGCTTAACTATTACATCGCAGTATTTAGGGTCTAATTCTATTAACCTAGCTTTACGCCCTAGCTTTTCGCAAGCTATTAAAGTAGAGCCTGAGCCGCCAAATAGGTCTAAAACTACATTATTAGGTTTACTGGCGTCTTCTAAGGCTTTTTCAATAAGTTCTACTGGCTTCATAGTAGGGTGTAAGTCGTTTTTAGCCGTTCTTTTTATATCCCATATATCCATGCCGTTGTTACCGCCATAAAAGTTATGGTTATCGCCTGTCCAGCCGTAAAAGATAGGCTCGTATTTACTCATGTAATCGCTGTTAGAAAGAGTGTGATTACCTTTATCCCAAATAATTAGGCTTCTAACCTTTAAATTGGCTCTCTCTAGCGATTTCCAGTATTCACCTATACCTAACCTGTAAAAAGTAATATAAAACGCACCTACGCAGTATGCGTAAATAACTGAATTAATAGCGTCAAAAAAGTCGGCAGCCTCAGATTGAGACATTTTGTCGTTTTTTATGCCACCATGCTTGGCGTTGAAACTTTTAGAGCCATCGGCGTGGATACCGCCAGTAAAGTCCATGTTGTAAGGCGGGTCAGTAAACACCATATCGGCTTTACCAAACTCCATCAGTTTATCTACAGCATCAATACTAGTGCTATCACCGCACATAAGCCTGTGATTACCTAATATGTAGATGTCCCCTAGCTTTGTCTTAGGCTCGTCTGGTACATCAGGCACAGCATCTTCATCCGTTAGCCCTTCTGTTTCCTCTATAGGGTTTAACAGGGCATCAAGCTCATCAGGATCAAAACCTAACAAGGAAAGGTCTATATCGTCTTTTAAGTCTTGCAACTCTAGCGACAGCATAGATGTATCCCACCCTGAATTGAGTGCGATTCTATTGTCTGCCAAGACATAGGCTTTTCTTTGTGATTCTGTAAGATGGTTTAGTTCTACAACTGGCACTTTATCCATGCCTAGTTTTCTTGCTGCCATGAGCCTTCCATGACCAGCTATAACTGAGTTATCTTTATCTACAAGAATAGGGTTATTAAATCCAAACTCTTTTATAGATCCTGCTATCTGCGCCACTTGCTCGTCTGAGTGTGTTCTTGCGTTTTTAGCATAAGGAATTAGCTTGTCTACTGCTTCCCATTTAATTTGTTTTGCGCCTAACATTCCATTCCCTATGGGTTGATGGTTGATGATGTTGCTATTCTACAGCAGATTTTACGAGTACGACCTTCATGCTATCTACCATCCTAGGAAGGATTGTTAGCATTTGGTCTGATATATTCATTTCTTCTGCTAGTTTGCTTTTTACAAACTGTAGTTCTTTTATAACAAACTTATCTTTCCACCCTAGATACCAATGCCAATCTGTGTAGTAGAGCCAACTGTTTTCGTTAAATGCTCTGACATGGGTTGGGTCTTGCCATGCTCCTAGGCTTAGATCGTATGGCACATGGATGTGGAACTCTCCACCTTCTACAAGTAAATCCTTGCAGTTTGTCATTGCCTTTACTAAGTCTGGGATATGCTCTAAGACATCGTTAGCGATAATCTTAGTAAACATTCCTTGTTCTACTTTTATCTCTCCGAATCTTGTAGAGATTGTTTCTCCCCAAGGTATCTTGGTAATGTCTAACACCCAATCAGGTTTCTTGCTTTCCTGTATGTCTGCGTTTAGACAGTCCTCTCGGAAGTCTTTTCCGCTACCTAGATTAAGAGTTTTTTCTGTAAACGACAATAAAGTCTTTCCAATAGCCTTCCATCACAGTAGTATATTCTACAGTAATGTCGTATGCGTTTCGCTTTGCCCAAGTCTTTAATGCCCCTGCTGCATCTGGATAAAATCTCCAGCAGTCTACAGGAAAGGCATGATAATCACCTGTTGATGGTGCGTTAATGTAGAACAATCCTCTTGGTTTAAGTATTCTGAGTGCTTCTAAAAATGTTATCCAAAACATTTCTGAATGTTCAAAACAAGAGCTTGTAACAATCATATCTGCATAGTTATCTGGCAAAGGGAATGTATAAGCATCCTCTAGCACAATATCTACACCTTTTGCTTCTTGAAAATCTAACCCTACATAGTTGCTTGGTGGTGCTACATCTCTGATGCTTCCATTAACATTTTGAGAACCTATTTCTACAATCGTAGGGTTTACAAATTCATTTGCATAACTTTGAAAGAACGCTGTAGCTGATTGCATTGCAGTTGGATGCATTTACCACTTAACCTTGTCTGCCCAGTACGCTGCACTCATCTTGCCTTTAGCGATGTTGCTTGCATGACGAGCCTTAAATGACTTTCTTCTTGCCTTGTCAGCCTGCGACTCACCTTCTCTTGGTGGGCTACCTGTCATTCCTTGCTGACCAAAACGGATGGTCTTTACCTTATCTCCCTCTTTTGCCACAACTACATGGCTTTTAGTAGGGTGGCTAGGTGTCTTTTTGGGTTTGTTATACCCTGCTACACCAATCCGTTCTAGGACTCCTGCAGCTTCTCTAACTTTCATTAGAACCTCTGTCTATAGAAAACGCTTGGCATAAGGCTATCACCAAATGCTTTTCTAATTTCTGCACCAAACTCTCTGTTTTTGGCTAAATCTCTAATTGTGGCATCTATGCCTGTAATATCGTATTTAGCTGATCTGCCTTCGTATGGTGTACCCATAGCATATGTAATATCTTGTCCACCGCCTGATACACCTAATGACATTCTTACTTTTTCATCTAAAGGTAATTCTGCACCTAATCTACCACCCATGCCAACACCTTTTAATGATCCTTCATTAAATGTATTTAGTCCACCTTGTAGACTAATTGGTGATTGTAGATAGCCTTGTGTTTCAGCAAACTGTTGTGGCATTGGTGCGCCCATATAGGGCATCATTGCAAAATCAAAGTCTGATGGATTTCTTTCAGGTCTGCTCATCATTGGTCTGTCTGATGCAAAGTTCATAGGCTCATAATTCATTGACCTAAGTTTTTGATTTGCTATTTGGCTTGCTGTAAGTTCTTGTTGTGGTTGATCTCCATAGCCAAGCAATCCCTGTAACCCAATACTAGAGAGTAAATCGTTTAAGTCCATTTATTTCTTGTATCGAGCAGACTTACCAGCTTCAGCCATAGCAATCGCCATAGCTTGTTTAGGGTTCTTGACTACCTTCTTAGACTTGCCAGAATGTAGAGTTCCTTCTTTGTACTCACCCATTACTTTGCCAATCTTCTTCTGTGCCTTGGTCATCATTTTTTAGCTTTCATTGGCTTTGCTGTTTTAGCTGCCTGTTTAAATGCCTTGGCTGTTGGTGCGCCTGGTGTGCCTGGCTTACGCATCTTCTCGCCTGATCCTTCGGCTATGCGTTTTCTCTTTGCTGCGATATTCCCGTAAAGACTATTCTTCATCTTCCATCTCCATTTCTTCTTCCTCGCCGACAGCTTCCCAAGCCTGACAGCCATTTTCATCGGAACATACAAAGTCGAATATAGCACAATGACCCATGCCCTTATCTACTCCGCACTTGGTCATTTCTTCGCCTGTTTCGTAGTATTCGCAGGCTTTGCACTTGCCCTCACCATCTTTGCGCGCCCCATAATTGGCAGTCAAAATGGCTTTCTTCTTGTTGCCCTTGTTTATATCGGCATCAACAGTAGATAGTGGGCAAGACTCGG